TCAATACCCCTTAAAAGGGTCAGAACCCCGTCAATTTGCCGATATCGTAAATCTCAGTCCCGCCTGGGGGCTGATCGGAAAGGGTCTGTCCGCCTTGGTTCACATCATGTGCGTCCGCAGTAATGATGAATGTGCCAATGTCCGTATCCAATGCCTCCCCTATGAGCTGAAGGAAGTCATGGTTGTCGACCGTCCTGTTCGGGTATTGGATTCCGATGCTCCACCCGGTATAAATGATAGGGGGTTCTGGTACTTCCTGACTGTTATTGGAAATGGTATAGTATGGCGGTGGGCCGTATGTATCTTGACGGAATAGGGAGCCGCTATCCCATTTGAAGAACTTAGGAGGACTTGCTACGCTCAAAGGCCATTGCCTTGAGAATTCTGTATATGATGCGTTCCAAGTGAATGCGTTAAGCACAAGCGGAGAGCGCATCGAACCCCAAGTCGGCCCTGATGGGTTGAACCCACCTACCTTTGGCCCGCCAATGCGGGAGGCCATCAGACTCCCGCCCAGTAGTAACGGGCGGTGTCCGTGCCGATCTTAAGACGCTCGGCCCAGACAGAGCCGGAGATTGTCTGGTCGACGGTGAAGGTATCGGGGTCGCCGACGTTCCGCGCCATGCCCATGAGGATATAAGCATACTCGTCCGTGTCCGTGAGGGCGGTCGGGGACTGGACGATGGTCGGGTAGTACACGTCCGTAACGTCCGTGACTGGGAAGATGGGGTTGTTGGAAGCATACGCTTCCGTTCCCATGCGGAGGTAGATGAAGGTGTCGCCCGTCGTGAGGAAGTCGATGGTAGCGGGGAGCAACATCCCCGAGCCTGGTTCATCAAGCGGCACAAGGTTGTTGGCCATGCCCGAGCAGACGTTCGCACGGAAGAGGAAACTCTCCCCGCTGGCAACGGTGAACGGGTGGAACTGGAACGGATGCTCGCAGGCGTTGTCGTCCTGATTCGCGCAGCTCGCCGGGATGAGGTAAGAGTAGTTCAAGGAAGTCCAGTCAGCGGGGCCGATGAATTCTTGGAACCATTCTTCCGTAACTGGCGTAATCTCCTCGAAAGCGTTAAGGTCATTGGAATTGACGATATCAGCCCATGCCTTAGGCTCCGTGTTCTTATTCAGGTTGTACGGGTCGTTGGTCTCGTTCAGATCGTCCTGATTGCACAAAGTTGTTCCGTTGAACAGGCACGGAATCTGGAGGTCGATAGGGCCAAGGATGTGTTGGTCGATGGTAAGTATGATACCGCCAGAAGTCGGGTCTAATACCGCAGTCACGATGCCGATGAGTTTGACCGAGTATCCCCACTTGACCGGGTTGAACCAAGTCGTGTGGCAGTTGCCCCAGTCGCCAGAAAGGCCGGTCGACGTGGCGTCGTAGCCGGTCATCTTATGCATATTCGTCTTATTGACGTACTCCGACGGGCCGGTCTCCGAGAAGATGGTATTCTCGATGGAGTCTCCAGACTTGAAGATGGACACGAAAGGAACCTCGGCATTCAACAGCGCGGAGTCGGTGTCGTCGTTCGACTGGTTGATGTCGAACTTGCTGATCGTGACGTAATAGGTGCCAGCCGAACCGATGTTATAATAACCGTTGGACTCCATCCAGATGGTGCCTGTATCAAGACCCTGCGTAGCCGTTACGCCCGTTCCTAGGACAGCCGTCTTGAAGAGCCAAGCCTGACGTTGGTCGCTGTGACCACCTAGGCGTACCCGGGGCATATTGCTCTGGGTGAAGTTGACCGTCCCTTTGGCCAGCTTGAGTTTCTGGGCGAAGACGCCTGGGCTGATCTCGATGCTAACGACCTCCAACTGGTACTGCTGGTAGAACGTAGCCGCCGCGCCGCTGCCGTCCTGCTGGTAGACTTGATTAGGAATGCCGTAGGCCACTCCTCCTCCCGTAGACATGAACTGCACATCGTTCGACATCATCGGACGAGACTTGTCCGCAGAGCCAGCGAGCAGGTTCAGCTTTGATGCTGAAAGCGGCTGACCCGGCGCGAACGATCCGTCCAAAGAACCGCTGTTGAATCCAGTCAGAGACCTCATGCGACCATCGTTGGGTAAACGTCAGGATCCCAGCCGGAAATGCCAGACATGGTGAAATCCATCGTGACTTTGTAAATTCCTCCGAACTGCTCGACCGAGCAGGAGGTAATCAGGAAGCCTCGGTTAATCTTGGAATCGTATAAAGCCGTGTACTGGAAGTTGCCTGAGTAACCGTTGTCTTTAGCAAGTTTTCGGTAAGCCTCAGGCATACCCATGCTGGTTCCGTCGGTGCAATATCCGACATAAGAAGCAATATCCAAGGCTGCGACCTCGCTGGCCATGTACCAGAGTCCGCGCAGCGTCAGGGACGGCTTGTAGTAGTTCTTGATGCCAGCCTTGATGTTGATGTTGCCGGCAGCGTACTCTGCTGGGTCTTGGTTGGGCAGGAAGCCCACGAACTGCTGGCCTTGGGTTGCACCATTATTGGCTACCTTGGGGGTCCATAGTGCGCGGTTAGGATTAGTGGCAACATTAGGATCCCAGCCAGAAGCAGAAGGGAATCCGGCAAGCACATTACCAGGCGAGATTGAAATGCAGTTCCTTACGAGGAAGTTAGGGTGATGCTCGATGGGTTCTGATGCGGTGGCACCAGTCATTACCATCTGCATATTGCTGAACTGTCCGCTATTTACATTAGGATCGATGCCACAGAAATCTGCCGTAACGGTTACGACGTCCGCCTTTTCATAAACATAATTGGCCTTCCAAAGTTTGAGCTGTGCTAGGCTGCTCGGCGTAATCACTCCGACTAGGCTTTGAAACGTGGTTCCTTTGGCGAACGTGTTCGTGAATCCGGGGAGTTGGCTGTTCGTCCACTTGAACTTGACTTGAGCCTGGATAAGGCCGAATCCGTCCGACTCAACCTGCCACCCGGGCTGGGCGATAGGGTTAATCAGGTTGTTACCGTATCCGATTCGTGTAGGGGAAGCCATTATCGTGAAAGTTCGTCAGGGGTGCGGGGGGGTGGTTCGTCTCTAGGACGGGTATGTTCGGCGGTGGCCTCGGTGGCCGTTGCGATCCGTTCAAGGGGGGTGAAGGCCACGGCTCCGAAGATGTCGCCGCCGCCCATCTGCTGCATCTGGGAAGCCGCGCCGGCTTCGGCCATACCAAAAGGGGAGAGGACTTTGCCGTTACCCTTGAGCTGCTTTCGGATTTCCTTTTCGGCTTTTTCACGATCTTCGGGGTCAAAACCCTTAAGCACGAATTTCACGAGTTCTTCGTTGGTCATGTGCTTCGGAGCATTCTCCATCCTCCGCTTAACCTTATCTTCTAATGATTCAAATGGGTTCCAAGAACTAAGCGTAAAAATGTTTTTCATATCAGACATCCAGCCTTCGACTTGTTCTACGAATCCGCCAAACATATCAATTGCAATATTTTCAAACGTTCTTCCCCAGTTATCCATGTCATTCTTAAGCCTTCCGAGAGCAGATGTCGCGCCTGGGTCTGCTTTTTTGTAACTGCTTGCAGCGTCGTCGATGGCCCTAGAACCAGCCTTGATGATGGGTAGAAGGTCTTTGAAAGCATCGCCGAACATTTTGGTGCCGTAGTAAAGCAGCGTGGCTTCGTCCGTGCCGGCGGCATAGGCATCTGCCAGCATCTTCATCGCCTTCTGGTGATTGAAAGTACCGTTGGCCACCTCGTCCATCCCGACTCCCATCTTGGCGAGGATGTTGGTCAGCTCGCCGCCCTTGATGCGAGCCTCGCCCATGCGGCGCGTGAACTCTACCGAAGCACTTACCATGCCCTGAAGACTTACTCCAAAAGCCTTGCCGATTGCTTCTACAGTGCGAACCTGATCGATTGAAAGACCAGTCGTCAAAGATGACAACCTGATGGACTGAGCGTAGTCGGCGATTTCCTTAACTTTTGCCAGCGCGGCAGAAAGCATTCCACCGAAGGCGTCGAAGAAAGCACCGATGACGCCACCGATAGGGCCACCAAGAAGACTGCCGATGCCCATGCCAGAACTGAGTTGTCCGGCAGCGGCGTTAAAAGGATTCTTACCCGCCTGGACAGAACCAGCAAGACCTCCGAGTTTCTTACCCGCGCTGGCAAGACCTTTCTCCAGCTCGCTCTGGTCTAGTCCGATTGTTAGATCAAGGTTTGCCATCGGTGTCAGGGTAGGTTGTTCGCCTTTTTGTAGGCTTCAATACGGGCGTCGAAATTCTCTAAATCTTTTTCTTCCTCGGTGGATAGGATTTCCAGCTTTGATCCGTTGTAGATTGCGCTGGCTACGGACATCCATACGGCTTCGCCTTCCGGCATCGTCCATGCCTCCTCCAGGCTGACTCCATTACGGCAAAGGTTAGAAACGCAGGAAAGGGGGAAGGGAATTGCTTCATACTTCTTAACGCCCTCCTTCTCCTCCTTTTTCCAGAACTTAGGGTATGAAAGGGTCAATTTGATGCAGCCGAGAATCGTACCCACGCAGCGCGAGTAGTACTTCTTGCTGATCGCCATCCGGGCGATGTATAGTTTTTCGATAAAGGACAGAGGACGGGCCATCTCCTCCTTGTCGTAGGTCGACAGAATCCGCGCCGCCATGACGACCTGAACCGGGTTAAACTGGTACTTTTCCGGGTCGAGAAACGGAGACTCAATGGCCTCCAGCGCGATTCGGTGACGCAGGCAGAAAGGGCGAAGCGTCCTGCCGCACACCTTGTTTTGGTGGGGCAGGACGGTCGTAGCCTGTAGGTATCGAGCATCCATCGTGGATGCCGCCCTATTAGGCGATCTGCGAGTACTTAACGCCCTTTACGGTGACCTTGCGGAAGTCCTTGTTCGTACCCTTGTCTTCAAGGGACTTCAGAATCCATTGAATACCGAGGTAGGTGAACTGGGTGCCGATTTCCGGGGTCGTTCCGTCCTTGAGGACACCCTCAAGGGTGATTTCCTGATAGATATCGTCCAGGCGGTCGGTGATGACACGGCCTTCTTCGTCCATGACTTCGACGTCAATCTTGAAGCTCTGAGAGAGAGAGTCGGACTGGAGGGTCGCATAGGTGACCGTGCCATAGAGTCCGTAAAAGTGTGCTACGCCGTAATCGATTGCCATAGTCGTATGGGTTTAGCCAAGTGTCAAGGGGACGGGGGCATGACGCCCCAGACGGTATATTCCAGCACGTTGCCGTAGCGTCGCTGGCTCATGCCTTCCTCGTCGTTCTCAATCCACAGGTCGTACAACTGGCCGTCCGTGGAGGGGTTCCAAAGGGCTTTCAGGGCCGGCACGTCGCGCATGGCACCGATGACCTCCACGACCCTAGCGCGGTGGACTTCCAGCGTCTCGTCGTCGGCGGACGAGTAGATGAATAGTTTCAGGGTCGCCTTGTAGTTGCCGAGGGTCTTGGAGCCGAGGTCGTCGATGTTGCTGCTGGACTCGGCATGGGCGATGATGATCGGGATGACCCGGATTTCGTCGGTCACGCCCTTATGGACGGCGACGCCTGGGAACAGCGGCTCAAGGTAGCCGGCCACCCTGTTCTCAAGGACGGTACGGAAACTGAAGAAGGCAGGGGGGGGCATCAGGGTGTATTGGTTAAATTGAAGCCCTTCAGGCGGTTGATTACATCTATCAACTTACCGTGGTTGCGCGGGGCTTGCAAATGCTTGAGGATGGCCACCCGCATCGCAAAGGCGCGGTGGTTCATGGCCATACGCATAAAGTGGTAGCCTTGGCTGTAGTTACGGCCTACGGTTGAGCCGAGCTTGATGGTAGGGTGGGCGGTGCCAAGGCGCGGAACATAAATAGAGGTACCTGCACCTTGGTTCATAACCCAGGCGGAGGTTGGCATCCTGCCGAGTTTTAGGCCGGCGTAATACCAGCCGGACTTGAGTTTACCGACGCGCTGCTGCACCCGCTTGATGTAGGACTCAACAGGCTTCCAATCGTCAACATAGAACTTCTCGGAATCACGCATCTTTGAAACCTTGTAAGAAGGCTTACCACGCAGGCTTTCATGGATATTTTTAATCCTACCTTCAGTAGTTCCAAGAAGGAACTTGGCGTTAGATGCGGCCTTATTGCCCATGATCCTGATAAAATAATCAAGTTCACCTTGGCCGATGATACCACCTCGGTCTTTGATCATCTGGAAGATATACCCCGGGTCAGATACCTGCGGAAGTTTCATCTTGGCCCTAGCCCAAGCCGAGAATACGCCGATATGATTACGCGCTGCAACAGAAGCGGCGGAAGCGAAGTGCAGGGGGGCGAAAATCTTACGGACGTCACGGCTGACGGCGTCCCTTCCCTTATTACGAGCTTTGTTGCCAAAACCTCCATCGCCTCCCTTGGTGATAGAGGGCTGGGAGCCGGAGAAAGGCGGCGTAAAATCGCACATATCTTTGGCGAACAACCGCGCCTGCTGCTTCACGATTTCCTCGGAAGTCTTACGCATGACCAAGGCATAAATGGCCAGATGCTTCGCCATCTGCGTGTAAGCCACTTTGACGCCCTTGGCGACTGTGACCACTAAGGCCATTACTGAACCTTGGTCTGGACTTTGACGA